ATCTCCAGAATGTCCGCCGATTTTCCGGTGTTAATTGTTCATATATTTTCTTGAAATCGGAGCGCAGGAGTTCTTCCAGATATGTAAAATCTTTTTCGACTTCCGGCTGGATAGCGGAAAGCTCTTTCAGCTCTTTTTCAATCCGGTCATATTCAGTGCTGTAATATTCCCATGTGATTCGGTCTTTCTGGAAGAGCAGATTTAAGCGATCCAATTCTTTGTTTAGCTTTTCTGGTGTACGTGTATCTTTTATTTTCTTTTTCTGTTCGCAGATCTTCGTATATCGAATCTGATATTTCTTATATTCTTCTGATAAATTTTCAAGTAGATATTTTTCAATGAGGTTTTGACTGACTCGGTGTCGGCTGGTACATAACCGATCGAGGATGGCGCGGTTGCAGCGATAGTAGCAATAGGTCCGTTTTTCCTTTGTCTTCCGGTTTATGATAGAAGAGCAGCCGGTACCGGCTAGTTTTTGTCCGCATACTGGACATCTTATCAGCCCGCTGAATAAGTAGATTCTTCCAGATGGAGTCTGCTTTATGTTTTTTCTGGAAAGCTCTTGAAGCTGAAGCCATTCCTGTTCCGTGATATAAGCGGGGCAGTAGGGGATGCCGCGGTAGGTGCCTTTGTAAAATTCACTTGATACCATAGTGCGTAGCATACTATAAGAAAAATCTGGATAATAATGCTTCTGCATATATCTCACAGTTTCCGATTTATTCTGGTGAGAGAGCAGATATTTGAAAAAAGCTTCAGTAGCTTCTTCCGTTTCCGGATCTTTGATCATTCGCTTCACGCCATCCACAATACCGGACTTATAACCAAACCCCATGTTAGCCTCTCCGAAAATTAATTTTCCTTGCCGGATAGATGCCTCATTTACAAATTTAATACGCTCAGAAGTAGTATCTACTTCATTTTGACCAATAGACAATACAACATTAAGCTGCAGTCGTCCGTCTCTGGTTTCCATGTTGATACCCGGCTCGGATGCAGACAGCCAATGTACGTCATATTCGTCAAGGATGTCCTGTACTTTGTAGAAATCGGAGAGATTACGGAACCACCGATCAAGACGCCAGAAGAGTATCATATCAATTTTCCCAGCTTTTACATCCTCAAGTAGTGCGTGAATAGCCTTACGCTTTTTTAGTTCCTTACGGGCAGTTTTGCCCTCATCAGCATAGATTCCTACAACGATCATATTATGTTCTTTGGCGTAACGTTCTAAATATTCCCGTTGAGCTTCCAGAGACTTTCCGTGCATCATTTGCTCTGATGTGCTGACACGGATATAGATTGCGCAGCGTTTTATTTTTTCTGACATGCAGCATCACCTTCCTTTTGTATGGTATGTAAAAACGGGTACAAAAATAACAGCCAGCGAACTTTCGTTCTCTTGCAAGGCTGCTCCGAAGATGATACAATATTTTTCGAACGTACTATTGTATTCTTCGGAGCAGTAGTCTAATTTATTGACCGTCTCGGTGCGCCAACACTGGGGCGGTTCTTGACTTTTAATCCAAAGATTTTTGATGTTCCTTTTCAATTTGTTTTATACTTTTCTTTGGTGTGGGGAGGTCTTCTGGCATTGTTCCACCTAATTCTTTGATGGTTTGCCGCACTTTCTTCCCGACTTCGTAGTGGGTACGGTTTGCTGCTTCCTTGCCAATGATTTTGTCTTTGCGGAGTTTTTCATCAGTCTGCGTGGCGCGGAATAAGTTTGCTGCTAACTCGGTACTTCCCATATGGTCTAGTATGTCCTGACTTTTCTTCAAGCCTTTTCGTGTGTGAATTTCTTTTCTGCCAAGTCCCCCATAAAGTCCTTGATATCCTTTATTTTGGAAAATAGCATAATCTTTCGGATCGGAAATACCAGCAAGGTTCGCAGCTTCTGCCAAAGATTTGTTATGAATTTTCATTTCATTTCGGATTGCAAGTCGTTTCTTATCTTCTGTTAGGTCATCAAAGTTCTCAATTAATTCCTGTTGTCTGGTTTTAACTGCAAAATAGGTCTGGCCAAGGGCAATCACTTTCTTGCGAGAATCACCATTTTGCACAATGAGATAGCAGGCATAACGAGAGAGTTCAATATCGCCGACATCTTTATATGTTGCTCCAGCCTCCACGATTTTTCCCACGTGGGAAAAATGGTCATCAACGTTGTTTTCACTGTTTTTACAAGCTTCCATCGCCTTAGATATAACATTTTGGAATTTATCCCATCTTTTGTAATCTAGTGCGATTTGCAATTCTCTCGCATACCAGAATTCTTCTCCGTAATCATTAATATGTTTGATAGATTCGAATAAAGATTCTGTATAGTTATTTTGTTCTTCTTCTGTTAGTGCCTTCCCAAGAACACGATCGTGTATTTCATTTAACTGACGTTCAAAATCATCCATTATTTCACCTTCTTTCTAACCGTCTGGAATTTCAAACGGTTGACTTTTACGGTACATTTGCTATAATGTACTTAACAAGACAACTGGGAAAGATGGGTGCACTCCATCCGACCCGGGCAAATAATTAAGTTACTATTGAAATAGTCGTCCTATTCTTTGTCAGGGAGCAGGACGGCTATTTTCTATGTGTAAAAGTCAGAATTGCTATAAGTAAATTGCAAGCTGTCAAAAGTATCATGAACTCTTCGTAAGTACTCATAGACACCACCTCTTCCGTAAGACTCCGGAACAGATGGAAAGCTGTCCTTTCCAGTTGTCTGGGTAAATACATTATTTAGTTGTTCCCCTGCCCGCTGTGGAGCAAGGGGAGGAAGATTATTCGTTGTTTTCCATTTGAGTAGAGTCACCAGATTCAATAACTTCTTTTGTGTCTTTGTTTACAAAGTTCACTACTGTTTTAATTTGATCAGATGGAACAGCATTAAACGCTTGGTACATATTTCCCTGAATGTAAAAAGCCATTGCTGCCATACTCTGTAATCCTCCGTAAGTATTTGGATCTACATTTACGGTGAATTCAGTCACATCATCGTTGTAGGTAATTGAGTCAAAAGAAGAAAAATTCTCTTTGTCTGCCAGAATTTCTTCAATTCCTTCATCAATGCCTGTTTTAAAGTTTGATAAAAGAGTTTTATGTGCTGATTTGGTCATCTTCATTGTAATTGATCCGTCCTCGTTTTTGGTTATTTCCTTTACGCCAGCATCTTTGGCTTCTTGATCCAATTCAGCAGCGGAATCTCCAACAAGTGACGCAGGAAGAGTTACTTCAACACTCAACAAATTCTTTTCTGCTTCCAATTTGTCATTGCTTTCAGATTTTTCTTCTTTTTTCTCGGGTTTGGAATCTGCACTTCCGCACGCGTTCAAGTTTAGTGCCATAGCCCCGATTAATAATACTGCTAAAATTTTCTTTTTCATTTTTCTTCCTCTCTTTCCTCTTTTGACCGACCTACATTGAGAAATCTATCCTACCAACATTTAAGTTGGGGATGAACATTATATAATAATTATCCAGTGTGGTTCCAACACCGTATTTATTGCGGTAACACGCCACACATTCTTCTAAGAATTCTTCTGTAACTTCCAGATACTCAGCCATTTCATATCGGCTTTGACATCCATGCTCGAATGCTTCGATGATTCCGGTAAGTCCGATCAGTTTATTAAATGCCCAAATTCGTGCTTGACGTTCCTGTTTTCGGTTTCCGGTCAAATCCATGTCTAAGATGTTTCCGACAGAAGTATGATGGTGACCGAGTTCTTCTGCTAAAATACAGGTTTTTTCGGTGGATGTTTCCAGTTCTTCATTTAAAGCAACGTTTCCATCACAATACAATCCTTTTATTCTATTACTATTAAATTTACGTTCTGTAATATCTATACCGTCCTTGCAGGCATCGTCTATAAGTGATTCATAAGCATTCATGTAAAACACCTCCCGCTCTAGCATATCTGATTGGCTGTCCTTTAAAAAGGATAGCTATTTTCTTTTGTTCTTAACGAATTCTGCAAACTGGCGAATTTCGTCCAGTTCGTCTTCTGTATATTCATCACCGTCAAAGTGGGCGGCGAGGGTAATAGGTTGGTCAACAACTTCGTTAGTCCAACCCATTAAATATGCAGGGGATACCTGTAATGCGTTTGCAATATCTTCTAATTTATCAACAGGCATATTTTTTATGTATCCTGTTTCGTATCTTTGTAAAGTAGATTTACTGATTCCGACCTTATCAGAAAGTGTTTGGTATGACATATCTAATTCTTCTCGTCTTTTTTTCATACGAGACATTATATCTTGCATTTTTTCAGAAATTTCTTTTTCGCTCATATCTGCACCTCCGTATAAACTAATTATAAACTATTTTTTCATATTTGCAACAGAAAATTTAATGAAAACAAAAAAATGTTGCAAATATGGGTTGACAATACCAAAATGCAGGTGTAATATAAAAACATCCCAAATATGCAACGAAAGGAGGGCGAAGAATGTCGTTCGATAAATTAAAAGGGAAAATGACGGAGAGACACGTATCACAAGAAAAATTATCTAAGGTATTGGGTATTACTGTACAGTCGCTAAATGCAAAGTTAAATGGGAGAAGCCAATTTACTTTGGAAGAGGTGGTTAAGATTTCCGAACATTTGAAATTAGATAATCCTGTCGATATTTTTTTTAATCCGAGCGTCTCAAAAATGCAACACATAATCAAACCAGAAGAGGAGGTGGTGTAGATGGCAAGACCAAGAGGAACTGATTCAGCAAAGGTAACACAGGTTATTGTAACAGAGGCTTTAAGAGGAGAAGGAACAAATGAAGATGTGTGTAGAATGGTTACACAGTATTGGGATTTTGAAGGAAATCTTTTAGCAGAGAATGATCCATGTGAAAAAGAAAAAGAGTAGTTTCCTACTCAGTTTCCTTACGCAAATTTTGTTTTGAATTGTCTATACCGATGATATCAGCATAAAGTTGTTGCTGATTATGACGTTCGATATACCATTGTTCGATAAGCAGCTCAATGAGTTTTATTAGCTTTTGCGCTTCATCTGGTTCGATATCAATAATCAGATTGATGTCTTTTTCCATATGAGCGCCAATATTTCCAATGCGGCGGAGTCCATCAAGGACGGCCCATTGTTCGATAGGGATATTTGGTTTAATCGCATCGATTTCTTCATAAAGACTATTTTTTGATATTTGGAAGAAATCTCTAATCATTCCTTGTAGGCATCGACGTGATAATGTAGCAGATGCTTTAGGGCTTAAATTTACAATCGCGCATGCTTCTTCGTAGTCGTTTCGAATGGATGTCGGAATATACTCTGGAAATTGCTTGGCAAGAGAGTTTGGTAGTAAGGGAGTGCATGGAAATTTAGTAGATTTTCCATATCCGGTACTTTTTACAGTGATTTTTTTACATTTTGGGCAAATATAAAATTCCAATTCCACAGCTGATGGATGACTATAGCTTGTAAAATGTCCAGCTGAACACACAACGACATTAGTATATGTGAGGTCATGGAGGGCAAAAGCACTTTGACAATAGGGACAAGTAAAACTATTAGGAGCATAACTATTAGACATAACAATCATTCCTTTCATTATTTGTTAGGAAGATTATACCAAAGAATCATAGGACAACGCAACACGTACAACCCGTAACACATAGAGTTTAGAGAGGTGGTGTAAGTGAAACCAGACATGGTGAAAATTATGCAGATTATGATCAGCCTGCTAGAAGAGCAAGAAGAGGCAGTGATCGAATACGAATTAGAGGAAACCGCTTAGGCGGTAGAGGGGAGGGACAAGCAGTGAAAAGTAACAGCATTAAGGCAAAACGCCAGAGAAGAGACATTCTGACCGGAGTATTAATCGGCTTCGGCAGCGGAGTGGTAACGGCAGGATTATTTTTGATTGTGCTATTGGTTTACTGCCGGATGGCAGGACCATTGTAAGGAGGTGATGAGAATGGATAGAGCGAAGTGGATAAAAGCTGGTCTGGAGATTGCAGAGCACTTGAAAGCGATCCGGAGGATTATCGAGCAAAACGGTATGGACAGACTCAGTATGGCTTCTTTTTCGCATGATAGAACATGGGGAACGTACATTGATGATAATAATGACAAAAAGCATTGGACCGTAGAAGTGGACGAGAAAGGTGTCGTGAGTTTAGAGGAGAGTGGTTTTAAATTTTACGCAAAAATGTAGAGCGCTTACATATGCCCGGCAAGGCGTAAGCACTCTGAAAAACATTCAATTTTATTATAACCCGAAAATCAGAAAATATCAAGGAGTGGAAAAATGGAGTTGATACCAGGATATGACGACTGGAAGACAAGCCCTCCAGAGCCGGAACCAGTAATGTATTGTGCGATATGCGGTGGTGAAATGTACGAGGGTGATGTCTTGTATACGATTGATGGTGGGATATGCGAACAGTGTTTGAACGATCATTATAGGGAGTTCGCAAGTGAAAGAGAGGTATTGTAGATGAGTAAAGTTATAGCAATTATGGGTGAGAGCGGAGCTGGAAAGACAACATCCATGCGAAACCTTGATCCAGAAACAACATTTTATATCGACTGCGATAAAAAAGGACTTAGCTGGAAAGGTTGGAAGAAGCAATATATTGATGGGAAAAATTATTTCCGTGGTGATGCTCCGACAAACGTTATGCAGTGTTTGAAGGCGTTGGACAAAAATGAGAAGTACAAGGACTTCAGAACTGTAATTGTGGACACCTTAAATGGCATCATGGTAGCCGAAGAAATGCGGAATGTAAAGGTAGCAGGCTATGGAAAATGGACAGATTTGGCGTCGTATATTTATGAAATCGTAGATTACGCACTTTCCATGAGAGATGACCTGACAGTGGTGTTTATTTGCCATTCTGAGACCATTTCTGACGATAACGGAATGATATTCACAAGAATTAAGACGAATGGTCGGAAGCTGGACAAGATTGTGCTGGAGAGCAAATTTACAACGGTATTATTAGCCGAATGCAAGGACGGAAAGTACATCTTTCATACCCATGCAGACCGCAGCTCCGTAAAATCTCCGCTTGGAGCATTTGAGGAGAACGAGATTGAGAATGATATTGTAACAGTAATTAAAGCATTGGAGGAATTTTAATATGAAAAAATTAAACGGATACGCACAGGCAAAAGCATATGCAGACATAGAGAGATTACCAGTCGGAGGATATGTTCTGAAAATCTTGAATGTAGATTATAAAGAATATGACTGGGGAGACGTAATCATTCTCTCGTTTGACATTGCGGAAGGAGAACATAGGGACTTTTTTAAAAACAACTATTCAGAGCAGACAGGGGAAGATAAAAAATGGAAAGGTACATATCGATTAAATGTACCAAAAGATGATGGATCTGAAAAAGACGAGTGGACAATGAGGAGATTTAAGACGATTATTTCGAATTTTGAAGACTCTAATGTAGGGTACCACTGGGATTGGGATGAGCAGAAACTGAAAGGAAAACTTATCGGAGCACTCTTCAACAATAAAGAATACAATTTCAACAATCGCTCAGGGTTCTTTACGAATTGCCATTCACTTGTTCATGTTGAGAAAATTCGCAGCGGAAATTTTGAGATTCCAGCCGATACACTTCTTAAAAACGGTTCTGCGTTCAAAGCAGCTCCAACAGATAATGATGATGGTTTTATGGATATTCCGGAAGGTGCAGATGAGGAATTACCGTTCTAATGACTCCTTTTGATTTAAAGTACGCTCTAGAGTCCATGACGCTAATCGTGGACACTAGAGAGCAACCAACAAAAAGGCTGGAAGAACGAATGGAGGTTTGCGGGCTTCCATATATTAGAAGAAAAATAGATTCTGGGGACTATTCTTGTATCTGTACACTTCCTAACGGAAAAGAACTAGACTTTTCCGATAAAGTAGTGATCGAGAGAAAGATGGATATCGGAGAGTTGTGTATGTGTTTTGGATCGCAACGAGAGAGATTTGAAAAGGAGTTTCAGAGAGCGAAGGAGCGTGGCACAAAGATTTATTTGCTTGTCGAGAACGGAAGCTGGGAGAAGATTTACAACTGGAGCTACAAGAATAAAAGTAAATTACATCCGAATGCTCTAGTAGCAAGCATCGATGCTTTCCGCGCTAGATATAATATGCAGCTTGATTTTTGTAGACCAGCGACAACAGGAAGAGTGATACACGATATTCTTTACAGGGAATTGAAAGAGTATTTGGAGAGAGGTGAGGGAGAAAATGGGGTGGAATTATAGCCCGAAAGAATTCATAAAAGTATACCGGAAATTTATGGAATGGGAATGGTATACAGATGTAAATGTAACAAAATTATTCCTACATTGTCTCCTTCGTGCAAATTGGAAAAGCGGTAATTGGAAAGGAATTCACTATAATGCCGGAGAGTTTATTACATCTCTTCCGTCGCTAAGCGAAGAAACAGGACTGACAATACAGCAAGTAAGGACTGCTTTGGACAAGTTAATTTCAACAGGAGAATTAACAAGCAAAACAACAGACAGTCTAACAGGCAAAAAATTGTCAAAAAACCGCATAATTGTGGTAAGCAATTGGGATAATTACCAAACCGATAACAGGCAGTCCAACAGACAATCTAACAGGATTCCCAACAGGCAAGCAACAGAACAGCAACAGGATAGCAACAGCAGATATAAGAATAATAAGAATAATAAAGAAGATAAGAAGATAAAAGAAGAGCCTGCGGCAGCCTTTTCGGAGGAGGATGATGACGAAGGAATGGATCCGATGGAGGCAATGCAGATATGGAACGAGAAAAAGAAATTGAGCAAATAGAATTGGAAATATCTATTTGGGAAGAGAACCAGATAAAGTATTGCGAAGATAAAAGTTTTTTCCATTATTCTCAGAGAGAAATAGATAAACTAGAAGAGAAATTGGACAGAATATCGAGATAGGAGAATTGGAAATGAGTATTTATCAATTTAATTCAGATGACGCTTTTGCATTTGCCAGAGAACAGGGAATAAAAACCAAAATAAAAGACGAAGAGTTGCATCTTTATGATTGTCCATATTGTCACGGTGCAACACATGGGGACAAACATACTTTTTCCATTAACCTACGCACTGGGCAATTTAAGTGTTTAAGGGCGTCATGTGGAGTTACTGGAAACATGATCACGCTCTCTAGAGACTTTGATTTTTCGCTTGGTGCGGAAACAGATGAATATTATAAACCAAAAAGAAAGTTTCGATCATTCAAAAAAAGAACCGAGCCAATAATCCCTAAAGAACCAGCGGTAGAATTCATGGAGAAAAGGGGGATTTCAAAAGAGATTGTTGAACGGTATGAGATAACAACACAGAATGGAAAAGATAATATCCTCGCATTCCCGTTCTTTGATGAAAAAGGAAACATGCAGTTTATCAAATACCGTAAGACAGATTTTGATAAAACGAAAGATTCAAATAAAGAGTGGTGCGAGAAAGGATGTAAACCAATCCTATTTGGAATGAAACAGTGTAACCCTGACAATGATACCCTAATCATTACAGAAGGGCAAATAGACAGCCTTAGCGTTGCTACAGCTGGCATTGAGAATGCGGTAAGTGTCCCTACCGGGGCAAAGGGCTTTACTTGGGTTCCGTATTGTTATGACTGGGTATCAAAATTTAAAACAATTGTTGTGTTTGGAGATTATGAAAAAGAGCACATGACATTGCTGGATGATATGGTTCAGAGATTCCCATGCATGATTAAACATGTTCGACCTGAAGATTATAAGGGTTGCAAGGACGCGAATGAAATTTTACAAAAGCATGGAGCTGAAGCGGTAAGAAAAGCAGTAGAAAACGCGATTCCGATTCCAGTAAATAGAGTTATTCCGCTGGCGAGTGTAGAGAATGTAAATATTTACGAATTACCGAAGCTGAAAACTGGGATTACTGAACTGGATCGGACGTTGTATGGAGGCTTGCCATTTGGGATGGTCTGTATTATTGCCGGAAAGCGCGGAGATGGAAAATCTACGCTCGGGAGTCAAATTATGGCTTATGCGTTGGAACAGGGATATAAAACATTTGCTTATTCCGGGGAATTACCGAATTATTTGTACAAAAGCTGGTTTGATTTCCAAATTGCCGGACGACATCACATTATCGAAAATCAGACAGATTTCGGGACGGTCAATCGTTTTATTGCAAAGCCGAACCAAGAACTTATTAATTCATGGTACATGGAGCAGGCGTACATATATGACAACAGGATTATCGATAATGATGAAAAGGAAGATTTGCTAAAAAGCATAGAGAAAGCTATTCAGCAATATGGAATAAAGGTAATTTTGATTGATAATCTTATGACAGCTATGTATATCGACGAGCAAAAAGGAAGTGATAAATATGATCAGCAAGGTCAATTCGTGAGAAATCTTACAAAACTGGCAATTAAATACGATTGTTTGATTTTGCTTGTTGCTCATCAACGAAAAAATAATTTCACTGCCGATGCAAACGACGAAATTAGTGGTTCTGGAGATATTACCAACCTTGCCGGAATTACCATGAGTTATAACCGTGGCACGAAAGACGAAATTGAAAAAGGCATAGTTTATGAACAGCAGCGAAAATTGGTTATTGCTAAAAACCGTTTGTTTGGAAAGATAAATTTAAAAGGGATTGTCTTGGATTATGATGAGCGATCAAAGAGAATCTATGGAACAAGAGATGATTTGGATTATCAATTTGGATGGAATAATAATGATGGTTTTTACAGTGTGGAAGAATTGGACATACCATTTTAGGAAGAAAACATGGAAAAGAGATTACCAGACCAGTATTTAATACTGACAGAAGCGTGGAAATTCATGAAGAAATATCTGAACGCAACCGAAAAAGACTGTGAATCAGTTATGGAGGATGCTGATGATCTATACGGAAAGTTTAAAACACCGTTCGCAAAGAAGATAGTGGTTGATTGCGTGAACGAAATTGAAAGAATTATGATCGGAAGAAGGGATGTACGTGAGTAGGGCAGAACTTAGGCGCCAGAAGCGTGAGAATGAAAAGAAGGCTAAGACATTCGTAATGACCGCCGAGGAACTCCAAAAAGTCCGGTTACAGGAACGTGAGAAAGTTAAACAGGAGCTCCGAGAGCGTGAGGATGAGCTGGCAGAGCAAATATGGTTCATGCTCTTGGCAATACCGACCAATGTCTTGATTGCCGATTACTGGTCCAAGACAGCCAGAAAACGGATTCCGGAGTTTGTAGAAAAGTGTATGGATCTCTACCAAGCGTGGGAACAGGGTGCGGTAGATATGACACAGATGCAGGCTTTAACGGAAGAGTATGCCAAGATAAAGCTTGTTAAAGAGGGCACGGCAACAGCCAAGGTTGCAAAAAAGATGTAATAAGATAGGGTAAAAAATAAAGGTGAGTATACGTAACAAAAAAAATAGCAGCGGACTAATAGTCTTGCCGGACCGTCCACTGCTCTTTCACCTAAGGACATTATAACACATGTGTCCTTAGGAGACAAGGAGGATGATGTTATGTGTGTTGTTAACATAGGATTTAGTGAGGTGAAATGAATGTACGGTTTTATATCAGGCATAACAGATACAGACGATATGAGATATTGTCCAAAGTGCGGAGAAAAGATCAGAGAGTGGAAGGGAGACGGAACCGCAGTGTGTGAGGAGTGTGGCTATCACTTCGGAGTAGTAGAGTGTGAAGATTGAAATAAAAGGTTAGGTGATTGAAAATGGAAGAGAGCGTTGACCTTGAATATTATGATTTGAAAGGTGGAACACACCACATTTACATGGCTCCAGAAAATGTGCAGTGGATTTGCAACATTCTGTTCAATACAGAGAAAATGTTTGATGACTTTATCAATGATCCACCAGAGTGGGCAAAAGATATAGCCGGATGGGATTGGAAAATGCAGATAAAACGTGATCGTATCCACAAAATACGAATGCAGGTCGAAGAAGGACTTGGATATAGCACAGAGGAACATTGGAAGAAATGCTTAAAGAAACGTGGAAAGAAGAAAAATGATGATATTGGCGGAGATGCTTTAGAACTTGCATTTAATAGAGCGTATGAAAAGAAAAATGAAGTTCCAAAAGAACCGACACAGGAAAAACTAGTCAAAAAGGATAAACAGATGAGCATCTTTGACATCATGAAATAAACTGAGATTTAGTGAGGCGAGAAGATGGAAGAAAAGAAAGTTAGAGAAGATTATTTAGAATTTCCATGGGGAATCGAAGATACAATTGAGAACTTGAGAGAACTTAAGAGTGTTCTGCAGCGACAAGTGAGAGAAACGAATTGTGACGGAAAAGGTGCACAAGATGCTTTTGAGGTAGGTTTTGATTTTGATAGAGCCATCGAAGCATTGGAAAAGCAGTTGCCGAAGAAAGGAATTAAAGAAAAGATTACAGAAGGAATAAATAAAGGCTTGCATAATTTTTACTGTCCTGTTTGCTACGAAAAAGGAGATTTGAGTGATAAGTGCAATGTTGGAGAATATTGTTCTGATTGCGGACAGAGACTTGATTGGGGTGATGATCGTGCATAAAGAACGCAGAGACAGACACCTGCAGAAGCTGGATCGGGAGCAGCACCATGAGGAGCTGGAAGAGTGCAAGGCATCAGACAAGGCAAGGGAGAGATTCCGGCGTCCGCCATACAGGCTATATGGCAAAGAAATACGACATAAAAAGGGAGATGAGAGAGTGAAAGAGTTATTTAGCCGGTACAGACGTAACAGGCGTGAACTGGATCTGATAGCGGATCAGATTGACCGCTTGAATGAACGACTTGAGAATGTGCCGGAGGTAGCAGGGAAAGTTACAAAGTCAAGCAAAGACTTTCCGTACATAGAAGAGCATATGACTGTGCGGATGAAAGAACCGAAGGAGGCTACTCTGATTAAGGATAAGCTCCGGAAGAAAGAAAAAAGACGGAAGCAGCTTTCGCAGGAGATTACAAAGGTAGAGCACTTTATTGATAGTTTACCGGAAGGAATGGAGAAGCAGATCATGGAGATGGTATATCTGGAGGGAATGAGCCAAACTGATGCAGCGGAGATGCTAGGGTATACGCAGTCAATGGTTTCGAAAATCATAAAGAGAGTTATTAAAGATTCATAACATTCATAATTTAGATGTGTTATAATTATTCTAGAAAGGCTAGAATTATTTCTAGTCTTCCTTCAAAAATCATAAAATCTTAGAAAGTACACCTTGTAGAAATGCAGGGTGTATTTTTGTGTATTTTGTCAATAGAATAATAAGAACAAATGTTCTATAATCGTATTACCTTCAAAGAACTTATAATTACCAGAATTGTTGATAATTGTCAGAAAATGATATATTATGGTAGTAAGATTTTATGAGAGTTTGGAGGAAGTAAAATGGCATACACGCGAACAGTTAAATTTAGCTATTATACCGTTTGTATTGTAGACGATGTGCGGGGAACGGATCCTAAAAGGTTTGATTTTGAGGCATGGATTAAAAAAGCTGTTGCTGATAAGATCGAAAAAAAGGAAATAGAATTTGATAATGTAACTGCTAGGTTAGAGGAACTGGAGGGGGATAAAGATAACAAAATATGGAAAATTAGATTTATAAAATTAAGAGACACAAATATCCCTTCTATTGTAAAAAAGGAAGAAGAAGCTAAACCCATTGAATTGGATGATGATGAATATATCGGAGAAGATTTGCTGATGATTTATGATAAAGAAAATCAAGTTGCAATGATTCAATGTAATAGATTTGCAATGTCAAAGGGGAAATTGGAAAAATATCTAAACAAGGTATGGGGGGACAAGGAAGAAAGAATTGTGTTACTTCACATTAGTAAAAAAGTTGCGGATGCTGAATTGAAAAAGAAAAATTTTAGAAGTCTGGTAGTTAGATTTGCTAATATTCACGCAATAGAAGAGACACATAGACCGTTTAGCAAGATTGTAAACAGCTATTCTGATATGGGAGGTAAAGCAGGGACGATTACGTTCTCGTTAGGAAGAGGTAGGCAGAGTAAAACGGGATTGAATCAAGAGCAGATTCCTATTATGCTTGACGATATTTATTCTAATCTAGATATAGTCGCAGATGCAGTTTTGAAAGTAAAGGATGATGACGACAATTCGGCCATTGATGTGGTAGATTTATTTGATAACAGTATGAATGAGTACATTGAGTTTAAATTGGAAAAGAGAACAGCCTTGGAATTTTCATATGCGACAAATTTGATGGTAAAAAAATATTTAGAAAGAAAAAAAGAAATTAGTCGATTGTTAGTGTAGGGTGTGATTAATGTGAAAGTGGATTATATATGGGAACGAATATATCCGCATGTAATAGCGGTTGTTGCAACTGTTATTTTGGTAATAATCAAGTTTAATCCATTAGAAAGTGCTAAAATTGATGCACTAGTAGATGGAATAGTGACGTTAGATTCGATAATTATTGGCTTTATAGGAGCCGTAATACCAGTAATATTAAGTATGAAAAATGAATCTAAATTAGTAAAATATGTTTTCGAACGTGACTCAGATGGACTTTTTAAAAAGTATATTTCAGAGACAATAGGTTACGGGTTGTTTGATATTTGCATATCACTAACGATATATACAAAAGATATTATATTAAATAGATATGTAAAGTATGGTTTATCGTTAATCTTTCTTTATTCATTTTTTGTGTTTATTTTATCGACTTATAGAAGTATGACTTGCATGTTAAAATTAATTTTTTCAAGTGATGATAGTATTGAAGAAAGTCTATCTAATAAACTGAGCGAAAATGAAAGTGCCCAATTATGGAAAGAAAAAGGCAGGTAAGGTCAATAATAAAAATGGAATTTTAATCTAAGAGAGGCACCCTACGGGGTGCTTTTCTAATGCAGAAAATTAGCGTACAGCGTGCACAGCTCCAGCGGATCTACATTTCATCCTTACTCCTTAGTGGTCGCAATCGGCGGTCATAATGGAGCTGGCAGGACTGTATTTAATATATAATTAACCAGAATTGAAGGTGGTGGTGTGAGTGAAGCACAGAATTATATTTTAGCAGAACAAGACTATATGTCTGGAATGAAATATAAGGACATTGCTGAAAAGTACGGAGTGACTTTGAACACGGTAAAGTCGTGGAAGGTCCGTTATGGTTGGAATAAAAAAGGTGTGCACACAAAAACAAAAAAAGTATGCACACAAAAACAGGGGAAGAACAATGCTATGAAAGAAGCCATTGCAGAAGCGGTAGATCAGGTAATAGACAATCCCGATTTAACCGATAAGCAAAGGCTTTTTTGTTTGCATTATGTTCGGTGCTTTAATGCAACTAAGGCATATCAGAAAGCATATGGTTGCGGATACGATGTAGCCAATTCGGAGGGCTATAAACTCCTTGTAAAGCCTTGTATAAAAGAAGAAATAAAGCGCCTTAAACAGAATCGCTTAAACCGTGAAATGCTGGATGAATCCGATATCTTTCAGAAGTATATGGACATAGCCTTTTCGGACATTACAGATTATGTAACATTTGGACAGGAAGAAGTGCCGGTTATGGCAATGTACGGACCAGTAGAGATTAAGGATGAAGAGACTGGAAAGAAAGTTCCGCTAACAAAAAGGATAAATGTTGTTAAGTTTAAAGAGAGCAGCGAAGTGGACGGAACATTGATCACAGAGGTTAAGCAAGGAAAAGACGGAGCAAGCATTAAACTGGCCGACAGGATGAAAGCTCTTGACTGGCTGGCAGAGCATATGGATATGGCAACTACAGAGCAAAGAGCAAGAATTGAGAATATCAGAGCCAAAACAGAACAGATAAGAGGAGCCGGACAGAATGAGACAGAAGATAAGGTGATGAAACTGTTCGACTTAATTGGAGGTGCTTTGGATGCTGGATCTGAGTAAGGCATATACTCCAAAGCAGATTGAAATCCTAAGAGCTTGCAGGAATACTGATTGGTTCATGTTGATCAATCATGGAGCAAAACGTTCCGGAAAAACTCAGCTTGATAATGATCTATTCATACAGGAATTAATTAGAGTAAGAAAGACTGCAGATCAGTTAGGAATCGATACGCCACAGTATATTCTTGCAGGATATTCTTTAGGAAATATTCAAGATAACATTCTTACGGAACTTTCGAACAAATACGGGTTTGAATTTAAATTTGATAAATTCAATAACTTCACCCTATTTGGAGTGAAAGTCGTGCAGACTTCTCATGGATCCATATCAGGACTTGGCCGTATTCGAGGTATGACAGCTTTTGGCGCTTATATCAACGAAGCTTCCTTAGCAAATCAGGAAGTTTTTGATGAGATCAAGGCAAGATGTTCAGGACCGGGAGCTAGAATCATTGCAGACACCAACCCGGATCATCCAGAACATTGGCTTTTAAAAGATTATATCAAATCGGAAGCAGCAGGCATCATAAGTTTTCACTTCTGTTTGGACGATAATACATTCTTGGATCCACGATATGTGAAAAACATCAAGGAATCTACTCCGAAAGGAATGTTCTATGATAGAGGTATCAATGGAGTATGGGTTTCGGGAGAAGGAGTCGTATATCCGGATTTTGACCAGAATGTCCATGTAATCACACCAGAACAAGCGAAACAGATTATTTTCGAAAGAGTATTCTGTGGTGTTGACTGGGGATGGGAACACTGGGGAGCTATTGTAGTGATTGGTGTTAAGAACGGCAGTTATTATATAATCGAAGAACATGCAGCACAGCATAAATACATTAAGAATTGGATTGTTGTAGCAAAGGATATCATCAAAAGATATGGTGATATCCCTTTTTATTGTGATCCGGCGCGAACAGAACACATCGCAGCATTTCAAGATTCCGGGATAGAAGCATACATGGCGAACAACAGAGTCTTATCCGGAATAGAAGCGGTAGCAACGCTGATGACGAACAAGCAGTTTTTTATTGTGTATTCGAAGTGCCCAAGATTCCGGGAAGAGATTTATAAATACATCTGGAAGAAAAATACCGGAGAACCATTAAAAGAAAATGATGACGTTCTATGTGCAATCCGATATGGGATTTACTCTGACATGACAGTAAATGAGATTGAGCTTCCAGGACAGAGTCAAATGGAACAGGCGAAAAAATTGAAAGGACTGATATAAGATGTTAAAAGCAAATGAATTTGAACATGGCGAAGATACGATGCATCATACATCGAAAAGCTTTCAAAAGACATATGGACCGGAATCCAATCGTTCCTATCGTGCAAATAGTGCAGAAGAGATTCTAGGTGATACGGATAAATTGATTGCCATGATACGAGATCATCATGAAAACCAATGTCCAAGGCTTGCAGCGCTTGATGACTATATGAAAGCGAATAATAGCTATATTTATGGTGATGATTCCAGAAGACATGAAGAGGAAAGAGCCGATCATAGAGCGGCTCACAATTTTGCGAAAGTGATCAATGTTTTTGATGTGGGATATAACACAGGGGTTCCAATTAAAAAAGTAAGTGAGAACGATAAGGTCAATGAAATCATTGCAGAGTATGATCGAACAAATGATATTGAAGCATTGGACAGCGAACTTTGGAGAGATATGAAAAAGTATGGAAGGGCATACGAACTGCAGTATCGCAACAAAGATGATGAAGACAAATCGGTGATAAGCAATGTTTTTGAGACGTTTGTTTGTTACGGATTGGATGTAGAGCGAACACCTCTATTTGCAGTAAGATATCCAAAATACAAGGTTAGAACACAGGAGTTCACAACTGTATCTGTATACACGGACAATGAGGTGATCACATACAAGCCTTGCCAGCTAAATGCATTGAAACTGGAAGAAGAGGATAGAGAGACTCATGAATGGGGTGAAGTTCCGATTACAGAGTATTCACCGGATAGGTATAGGATGAGTGGGTATGAAGATATTATTCCACTCATTGATTTATACGATGCTGCCCAATCCGATACGGCGAATTATATGACAGATCTAAATGAAGCTACTTTGGTAATTACAGGAGATTTGAATTTAAAGAAATACACCGTGCATGATTTGGCCGAAATGAAAAAATCAAATCTCATGCTTCTTGCAAGTGGGATGAATCCGGATGGCAGCAGATCACAGACGGATGCAAAATACGTCTATAAACAATATGACGTAACAGGAGCAGAAGCTTATAAGGACAGGCTACAGAAAGACATTCATAAGATTTCCTTTGTACCGGATTTAACAGATGATGCCTTTTCCGGTACGCAGTCAGGAGAAGCAATGAAATATAAACTATTTGGATTTCAACAAATGACCAAGACGGGACAGCGTGGATTTAAGAAAGGACTTATGAGACGATACCGCCTATTGATGAATATGAAGCATTTTGTAAATGAAGCGGACAATACAGATCTTGGGAATCTGAAAATTACATTTACACCGAACCTTCCGAAAGCGATTTTGGAAGAATTAAAAACTCTCGTAGATTCCGGAATGGAAATTAGCCAAGAAACGCTCATGGGATTGGCTTCCTTCATTGATGATGTAAAAGCAGAGTTAGAAAAAATACAGAAAGAGGAAAAAGAAAATGAGCAAGACCCTGTTATGGCTTCTATGTTTGGAAATCAGGTGCAGCAGAACGGCAAGGATGGCGAAAAATAAATGTCTAGCAAAGAACATAAAAAACATGTGGAATACTGGAAAAAAAGAGAAAAGGCCCAGCGAAAGAAGAATATCAAAGATGATGCAGTATATCAAAAGCAGATAGAGGAAATCTACCAGAACATGTTGGATGAAATTCAGAAGGAAATCAATGGCTTCTATGTCCGGTATGCGAAGAAGGAAGGGATTACCATTGCGGAAGCCAAGAAACGCGCATCTAAACTGGATATCGAAGAATATGCCAGGAAAGCTAAGAAGTATGTGGCAGAAAAAGATTTCTCAGATAAGGCCAATGAAGAGATGCGCCTTTATAACCTTACCATGAAAGTGAATCGTCTGGAACTGTTAAAGGCTAAGATTGGACTGGAACTGGTCAGTGGCTTTGATGAGCTGGAAAAGCTTCTGGGAGAAAAATTAACAGAAAAGACATTGGAGGAGCTGGAAAGACAGGCCGGAATCCTTGGAAAATCCATACAGGACAATGCCAAGGCGGCACATGCTATTGTAAATGCTTCTTTCCACAATGCAACCTTTTCAGACCGTATCTGGATGTACCAGGATATGTTAAAGGCAGATTTATCAAAACTACTGCAGCAGAACATCATACAGGGAAAACATCCAAGAGACCTTGCTACACATCTTAGAAAGCGTTTTGGAGTAAGCCAGTACAATGCAGAACGTCTTATGATTACAGAGTCTGCCAGAATACAGACAGAAGCCCAGAAGCAATCCCTGGAAAGGAACGGGTTTGAATATTACGAATACATAGCCTGTGGCAAGAACGATGTATGTAAAATCTGCAAAGACCTAGATGGAAAACATTTTAAAGTCAAAGATATGATGATTGGCGAGAATGCTCCTCCTATGCATCCTTTTTGCCATTGTTCTACAGCGGCATGGGAAGATAGTGAAGATTATGAGGCATGGTTAAACTTTCTGGATAAAGGTGGTACTACAGCTGAATGGGTGAAATTGAAAAAGAAAGGGAAAACCATTGCAAAGCAAGTTGATTCTGATATAATGATTCCATCAGGTGCAAAAGAGGTAGCAGATGTGCATACAGTAGGAAAAATTGATAAAGAAATTTACAAATGCATTACAAAGGATATTGTGACGGATGAAGTTATTATTACAGATAACCAGATTCAACATATTAAAGACAGACATCCAAATGATTATGAAAGATTTTCCTCTTATTTTGAGGAGATAGTTGCCAGTCCTGATTATATCATAGAAGCCAATAAACCAAGCACAGCGTTAGTTTTAAAAGAAATAAAAATGGCTCAGGAGGTATTCAAAACGGTGATTCGTTTGGCAACGTCTCAAGATAATCCAAAATACAAGAATTCAATCATCACGTTTATGAAAATAGATGAAAAAGAGTGGAAAAGATTATTGAGGAACAAGAAAATTCTTTACAAGAGGGAATAATCAATGTATTATAGAAGTATGATAAGAACAGAGCTCTTTGAGGTGGAAGATTTCGTGCGGTCCACACGCCGCTGGTACTGACAGGGAAAATCCCGAGAGATGCAGGAGAAGCGCACGCCTGCCAAAGAGTTCTAGTTCTTTGATAGAATATTTTTATATAGTTTTCTATACCATCAGTTAGAAATGGCTGGTGGTATTTTTATACCCATTTTTAAAAAAGGAAATATATGAAGATAATTGAATATGGGGGAGAAGTCCTGTCGGGGTATGCTCCTGACCTCCCCCAAAAAAACGGAAGACATGGCGAAATGCTGTGTCTTATTTTAATGCCTGAAATTTAAAAATAAAAAATCTACCATATTGATTATAAATATATTTTGAAAGAAAGGATTGCTGATTATGAAACTAAAACTTGTGAAACATGGAGAATTTTTAGGAACAGTATGCGATTTTTATGTAGATGAGGAAAATAACATCTATATGAGCAGGACACAGATTGGGTATGCACTGCAATATAAACAACCACAGCACGCTATTTTAATGGTACATCAAAGACACAAAGAAAGACTTGATAAATTTTCGGTTGAGATAAGGGGGTCTCAATTTGTGACCCCGATATATAAGAACAAGAACGCTGATAAAGTTTTTATGTATTCAGAAAGAGGAATTTATGAAGTGTGCCGCTGGTCAAACCAGAAAGTAGCTGATGAATTTAATGATTGGGTATATGAAACAATTCAGTCAATCAAAAAGAACGGTTACTACATATCTTCCGAAAAAGACAACAAATGGCTTGGAATCCGTAATGAATCCAAACAGGCAAGACGATATGAAACAGACCAGATTAAACTCTTTGTAGAATATGCAAAAGAACAGGGAAGTAAAAGTGCAGATAGATACTATGTATTATTTACAAAGCTGATAAATGGTAAGATGGGAATTCAAAGCGGAAAACGTGATGAACTGTCACAGGAAACGCTTATGGAGTTAAAATCTTTGGAAACGCTGGTTAAGATGAGAATTCGTAAACTTATGGAGAAGAAGATACCTTATAAGAAAATATACCAAGATGTGAAGATGTTGGTGGAAGAATTTTAGGAAAGGCATAAGGAACAATGAAATTCACATATCCTTTTCAAAATTACCTCTTGACTTTTGTAGCTACATAAGTTATAATAAGATTACAGTTAAGGAAGAACTTAACGAGTAAGGCAGGCAAGAAGCCGGAAAGGAGAAAAACATGGACGAAGAAATGAATGTAGGAGAATTACTTAAAGAAGTTGCGGAAGAAAATCAGACAAGAAAGATTCTTGAAATCCTCAATGAGTGTAAAGACTTAGAGGAAGCGAAAGAAAAAGTAAAGGCTTTGCTCAATAAATAAGCAAAGCCAAACAAAAATCACAGGCGGTACTTGCCACCGCCTGTACCCAAATAAAAGGTATCACAGATTTGGGGAAAAGGCAAGAGTCAAGAGGTGATTCAAGTAGATAAGAAAAAAATGGGTAGACCGACAAATAATCCTAAAACAATCGTAAAACGTGCGAGGATGTCGGAAGAAGATGTGGAAAAATTGAAATATTGTTGTGACACATTGAAACTGTCCGAATCTGATGTATTGAGAATGGGAATAGATGAGGTTTACCAGAAAATCAAAAAATAAAACAACCGTCGCACCTACCACAGCACAAACGGTTGTTTAAGAAGAAGGAAATCCTTCTGTTAGAAATAATAGCACAGATATGGATTTCCTGCAATTAAAAGATTGGAGGAAAATAAAATGCAATTACCACAGATTGTTGAACAAAATGGAGCTAGAGTTCTTACAACGAGACAATTGACGGAATGGTATAAAACAGAGGAATGGCAGATAAAGCAGAATTTTAGAAATAATAAGGAACGATTTGTACTGGGGAAACATTACATTACCTTGCAGGGGGAAGAATTAAAAAGGTTTAAAAGCAAGGTAGAAAATATCTACCTTGTTGGAAAGACAGCGAAAATTCTTTATCTCTGGACAGAAAAAGGTGCTCTACTCCATGCGAAGTCCTTGAACACAGACAAAGCTTGGGAAGTATATGACTATCTGGTAGATTTTTATTTCAGGGTAAAAGAAGAACCTGTAGTAAAGGAACCGAAGCCTGAACCAGCTAAAAGGCAACCAGCAATGATGGCTGTAGTTGATGCACCAGAAAATCCAAAGATACTGAACGCAATGGAAAAAATTCAAGAAGATTTAATCTGTATGAAAGTGCTGATAAATGATTGCAAGCTATACTTGAGTGAGGAAACTTACAAAGAACGTAGAAAGGCAGCGGCAGATGTTGTACATATTCTTGTCGGAGATTTGACTAAGTGGTTAGATATTAAACCAAATTTGATTCAAAAACATTATTAATACGATAATCAGAGCATCTATCAAATCGGTAGGTGCTCTTTTTATAAACCGAAAGGAGTGATGGAGTAATGATTGCAGTAAGTGTCCGTAAGGATGAAATTAAAGTATCCGGCCATGCGAATTATGCAGAAGAAGGCAAGGATATTGTATGTGCAGGGGTAACCGCCCTTACGCAAACCTTAGTAAAATCCATAGAGGATTTGACTGAGGACAAAATAGAATATGATATCTCGCCCGGAAGGGCTGATATAAAGTATGGGGATCTTTCAGAAAAAGCAAAAACTCTGGTGGATTCCTTTTTCATTGGCATCTGCATGATTGCGGATGAATTTCCAGACTATGTAAAAATTGTTTGAAAGGAGAAAAAGATGCGTAACAAAGTATTCAGAACCATGTTGCAGTTATTTGCAGAAGAACCAGGAGGAGACCCAACTCCACCGAATCCAGACTCGGATGGTAAATCGGAAGTAACAGATCCAGAGACCCCGCCAGCTCCTGAGGCCAAATATACCGAAGAAGATATCGAGCGTATGAAGAAAGAATGGGAGAAGAGTGCAAAGGCGGCAGAAGAAGAGGCAAAAAAACTTGCCAAAATGAATGCTCAGGAGAAAGCGGACTATAAAAATAAGCAGTTGGAAGATAAGATTGCAGAACTGGAAAATGAGAAAGCTTTATCCAATATGAGGGATGAAGCGAGAAAAATGCTGTCTGAAAAGAACATCAATATTTCTAATGAGCTGCTTGCTTTTATGGTATCTAAGGATGCCGGGGAAACAAAAAAGGCAGTAGATTCCTTTGTGGAGCTTTTTAATGCAGCAGTAAATGAGGCGGTAAAAGGAAAAGCGCGTCAAACAACACCAAAAGAAAGCGGAGCTTTTTCAGGAGGAACAAGAAATCTTGGCATTGGAGATATGGCAAGAGAGGCAAGGATTATTAAATAATTGGAGGTAGAGAATCAATGAATAAAAACAAAAAGTATGGATTACAGTTATTTGCACAGACAATCAACCCGGACAATGTGACAATGTACGAACAGAAAGACGGAACAATCCCGGAGAAGTATAATAAGCTCATTTTAAAAGAAATTCTTCATGGAAGTAAGGTAATGCAGCTTGCAAAATATGAAGAGATGGATGGAAAAGAGAAAAAATTCGAGTATTTTGCAAAAGGACCGGGAGCTTATTGGGTAGGTGAAGGTGAGAAGATTCAGACATCCAAACCACAATGGATGACAGCCAAGATGGTGGCCAAGAAACTTGGTGTAATTATCCCATGCTCAAGAGAATTTTTGCACTATAAGATGTCCGATTTCTTCGAGCAGATGAAGCCGAAGATTGCAGAAGCATTCTATTTGAAATTTGATGATGCGGCAATTCGAAACGTGGACAATCCGTTCCCACAGTCTTTGGAAGAGTCTGCAGTAGCAGCAGGAAATGTGATTAGCGGTGGAATTACCTACGACAATATCTTAAAGTTAGAAGATGCGTTAAACGACAATGATTATGATGCAAATGCATTCGTATCTACAAAGAAAAACCGTAGTACATTGCGAAATGTACATAAGATTGAGAACGGTGTGATTGTTGAGTCTTTATATGACAGAGGCGCCAATACAATCGATGGACTTCCGGTTGTAGATTTAAAAGGAATGTTAAAAGGAAATCTCTACGCAGGTGATTTTGACTATATGTATTATGGTATTCCATTTGGCATGTCCTATAAGTTGGATGAATCAGCGCAGTTGTCTACGCTTAAGAATCCGGATGGTTCTCCTGTAAACTTATTTGAGCAGGAATTAGTTGCTTTAAGAGTGACAATGGATGTTGCATTCATGATTGTAAAAGATGAAGCCTTTGTAAAATTGGAGAAGGAAGAGTCTAAGTTAGGAAAGCTTACAGTACAGTCTGTAGCAGGAACGGAAGTGGGAAATACAAAACTCACAGTGACTCCAAATAAAACTGGAAACAACACATATAAATACAAGATTTCCGAGGATGAAGTAACAGTTGCGTTTGGCCAGAATGTAAAAACATGGACTGCATGGGATGGATCTGCTGATATTGTGGCAGAGACAGGAAAAAAGATTACAGTCGTAGAGTGTAATGCGGAATATCAGGCTGTAAAGGCAGGAAATGCAGTTGTAACAGCTAAGACGGAGTAGGGGATAAAATATGGAAAAAAAGATTCTTGAAAAAGTACTTGTGTTGCTTGAAATGGAGAATCAAGAAGACCTGCAGATAAAAAAATTGGAAGTGATTATAAATCTTGTGATAAGGAGGCTTTGTAGCCTCCTCAAAACAACTGAGATTCCAGAGGAATTGATATACATTGCTGTAGAAGTATCTGTAATCCGATTCAACAGAATTGGTTCAGAGGGTATGAGTGTACATAATGTAGAAGGAGAAAGCATTTCCTATGCAGATGATGATTTCCGAGGCTTCAAAGAAGACATCCAACGTTTTTTGGACTCGCAGAATCAGGAAAGTGCAAAAGGAGGGATTCTTTGGGCATGAGATATGACAAAAGCATATACTTTCAGTATATAATGCCAGGGAACTACAACCCGGAAACTGGGGACTATGAAAAAGAAACCATAAAAGAGTGTAAGCGGTATGCGTCTGTTACAGATACAGGAACAGAAAACATGAAGCTTATTTACGGAGAAATAAGGCAGGGGAGTGTCACAATACGTATTCAAACGCATTTCGATTCCCCTTACAACACCATAAGAATTGGACCCAAAATATACAAGCCGGACTTTAGCAGAAAACTTAGAAACGGTCATGTTTTTGTAGTAAGCGAGGTACAGGAAAATGTCAACAATTAAGATTGTCGGACTTGAAAAAATCACAGCGAAGCTTAAGAAAAACGCACAGTTGTCAGATGTCAAAAGAGTGGTCAGAAAGAATGGTTCTGATTTGCAGCAGAAGGCAATGATTTTATCTCCTGTGGACACCGGAACACTGAAAAGAAGCATAGAACTGGACGTGAGAGACGGTGGGATGTCTGCTATTGTAGAGCCTACCGCAGAGTATGCAGCTTACCCAGAGTATGGTACTAGGTTTATGGATGCACAGCCATATCTAAAGCCTGCATTTAACGATCAAAAAGAAAAGTTTAAACGTGACATGGATAAGCTTACTGAGTAAAGGAGGGCTAAAATGTGATTCACGATCCGCAACAGGAACTATTTACAAGGATAAAGCTTGATATAGAGGCACTAGGATATGACGTGTATGACGGTTTCTTGCCGCCAGAAGGAACTTCATATCCATTTGTTTATCTTGGTGATGCAATGCAGATAGACGATCCAAACAAAAGCGTAGTATTTGGTAACGTTCACCAAACAATCCATGTATGGAGCAATACACCAAGAAACAGGGGCACTGTATCTACAATGCTCTATAACATAAAAAATGTATGCAGAAAAATTGAACATACGACAACATTTGCATGGTCTTTACTGCACATTACGCAACGGATTATACGCGATGAAACAACGAAACCGCCACTTCTACATGGACTATTAGAAGTTGAATTTAAACTTACAGGAGGAATGTAAAATGAAAAAGAAACTTGATTTACAGCTTTTTGCAGAAGCGGTATCTGGTAAGAAAATTGTATATTTGTACAGGATTCTTAGCAAAGCGAAAGAGACTGACGGAGCAACTCTTGCGTTTACTACAGAAAACGGTAGAACAAAGTCTAAGGACTCTGATACCACAGTGACAAAGGATGGTTCTATCAGAACGCCGGGAGCTTCTGAGACAGAGATCACAGCAACATCTATTTTGTCTAAAGGTGATGAATTGATTGACGAATTAGAAGACGCAATGGACAAAGATGAAATCATTGAAATATGGGAGGCTAATCTTGCAGAAAAAGCAGAATCTGGCGAAAACAAATTCAAGGGAATGTATTTTCAAGGATATCTCACAGAGATGGAAAAGACATCTAATGCAGAAGATATGGTTGAAATCTCTCTGACATTTGGAATCAATGGCGCAGGCGCACGAGGGGATGTGACAGTATCTGCTGAACAGCAGGATATCGCAAACTATGTCTTTGCTGACACACAGAAAACAGGCGCATAAATACAAACAGTAAAAGGGGATATATTCCCCTTTTATTTAATTTAACAAGGATATTAGGAGGTAAAAATAAATGTTTGAGTTAGAAATTAATGGACAGGTGTACGAGTTCAATTTTGGAATGGGGTTTTTGCGAGAGCTTAACAAAAGAGTGAGCGCACCAGTTGACGGTTTGCCGGATGTAAAAAAGAATATCGGCTTGCAGTATGTGATTGCTGGCGTCATTGACGGTGACCTTGAAGACCTTGTGGAAGTGCTCGACTGTGCGAACAGAGGAAAGAACCCACGTGTTACAAAACAGCTTTTGGATGAGTATATTGACAATGAAAACACAGACATTGAACTTCTGTTCGAAAGCGTGATTAATTTTTTAAAGAGTGCCAATGCTACGAAGAAAACAACGCTCAGCCTTCTGGAAGAACTGGAAAAACAGAAGAAGAAAATGGAAGAGAAAGAGAAACAGAAACAGTAGAAAACTTTGAAGACCTGTACCGTGATATTGCCTTGAACTGTTTCCGGTATCTGGACTATAAAAGCTATGCAGAGGTAGACAGATTGACCATACCAGAATACAGGCTGTTAATGGAGGCTGTAAGACTGAAACAGGTTGATCTTGACTACAGAAACCACTTGCAAGCCTTTCTTAACTTTGCTGTAAAAGCAGAGAAGAAAGCCGGAAAGAATAAGACAAAGCCTGTATACACAAGCTTCAATAAGTTTTATGACTATGAAAAGGAAATAGACAAGGCGAAAGGAAAACAACACGAAAAAGGCCGCTTCTTAGGTCTTAGCAGGTATTTAAAAAAGAGGGAGAAATAATGGCAGAAAGTTATTCCGTAAAAGCTATACTGTCTGCGTACGATAAAGGCTTTACAGCAGCAATGAAAAACGCCACAAGCGTGACAGATAGTTTAGGATCAAAATTGAAAAGCGGGCTTTCTTTCGGAATTTTCGCAGGCATTGGGCAAAGGGCGTTTGATACGGTTGCAAACGGTGCAAGAAGTTTGATAACAGAGATTGATTCCTCTAATGCCGCATGGAAGACATTCGGTTCTAATATGTCTATGATTGGCAAGAGTTCTGGAGATATCAAAAAAATAAAAGGTGAGTTGCAATCTTTTGCGCAAGATACCATTTATAGTTCTTCTGATATGGCGTCTACATTTGCGCAGCTTGAAGCTGTAGGAACTAAGAACACAACAAGCCTTGTAAAAGGTTTCGGCGGTCTTTCAGCAGCGGCAGAGAACCCACAGCAGGCCATGAAGACATTATCCATGCAGGCAACACAGATGGCGGCAAAGCCAAAGGTTGCATGGCAAGACTTTAAACTCATGCTGGAACAGACACCGGCAGGAATTGCCGCTGTTGCTAAAGAAATGGGTATGAGTACTCAAGAAATGGTGTCGGCTGTGCAGGATGGCAAAATTAAGACGGATGATTTCTTCGCAGCCATTGCAAAAGTAGGAACAAACCCGGCATTCACCAAGCTTGCAACGGAAGCAAAGACTACCGGGCAAGCAATGGACGGGCTTAAGGAAACACTAGGGAACAAGCTGACACCTGCCTTTGATATCCTATCTTCTAAAGCCATCAAAGGCATAGAGGGCATTACAAATAAATTGGCAAAAATAGACGGTGAAAAGCTTGCAACAAAGGTTTCTGCAGGAGTTAAGGCGGCACAGCCATACTGGGAAAGCTTTATGAAGGTAGTCAGTGCTGTAGGCTCTGTGGGTAAAAAAGTGGGTGGCTTCTTCTTGGATCATGCGGACGCAATATCTAAGGCATTGCCATATTTGTTAGGAGCAGCCGCAGCTTATAAGGCTCTTAAAGTAATTAATTCCGTAGTTCCGGGCATGACCTCTTTTGCAAAGTCCATAGCAACTATGGCAAGTGGAGGCATTAAAGGCCTTGCAGGTAAACTGTTCGGTGTAGCTGGTGGCACAAAAGATGTAGGACGGATTTTGCGGACATTCAAAATAAAAAAGAATGTGGAGGTAACAG